GCTGTGTCACACTTGTGACGTGCTCTAAAACTTGCGCGTCTAGCTGGGATTGCTTTTTTGATCTTCATATCAGGATCACCAAATCGCACCAACTTAACGTCGTCACCTTTCTTAGCTAAAACTGCAAACTTTTTGTTACCGCCGGAAGTCCTTTTAGGTTTGTTGTAACCAGAGAAGGACTCCCCTCGGTAGCTGACTCGCCCAGAAGGCGTTCGCTTTACAGTTTTGGTCGTCGCCACTAAGCAGCCGCTCCGCCTGTAAACATCAGCGTTACATCTGTTACCGAAGTTGTAGGGGTTAAAGACACAATGTCTATGAAGATTCCTTCACTAAACAGAATCCCCGCGTCTGGCACATCGATGCTCATGCCGCCTGCGGGTTTAGGCGCCCCAATAGACCACAGCACCGGGGCGGATACGTTTGCACCATTCCTAAGATTAATAGTTCCTTGCGTGTTGGAGCTACCGTCCCCTAGTAAATTGAGAAAGTACACACCCATTAATCGAGTTCGCCCTGAAACTCCGGCACTTGAAGCTTGCTTTGTAACTATTGATATATTACTTGCGCTCATTTTTAGTCTCCTTTAAAAAGACTACTCAGAGTCTTCGGCAGCAGCTTCTTCTTCAACAGCGACTTCCTCAACTACTTCTTCAGCTTCGCCATCCACAGGTATACCAAATATTTTTGTAGACATAATAGTCTCCTAGATTTTTAAATTAAGTTTAGCTAAAAGGTGTAATAGTAGTGCCTGATCCTACGCCTACCATCTCGACAAACCATCTGTCTTGAGCTACAGAGGTGAACGTAACAACAGTGTCAACTATTCCGCCTTTTGTGCTTCCATTCAGCGTAACATTAACGTCTGTAAAATTAGCATTCGCAGTAAATCCAGTTACCGCGCCTGCCGCGCCCATAATTAAAGCTGTTCCAGTAAGCTTATCGTCACCTTGGCAACTAATAACAAGATCATTGGTTAAAGTATCACCCATAAATATTTTAATTACTGCACCAAAATTGTTATTTTGATCAGGGCTGGTGGGGTCTGCGGGGGCAGCGTCCCTAACAAGAGGAAGAGTTAGCGTGCTTGCGCCTGCCGCAAGATCGTCTCCGAAAATGTTTATTTTGCCTGCATTGCCTACGACAGTAATTCCTGTCGAAAAATCGTGACTAGGTTCAACGGATAAAGTTGTACCTTTAACTAAGGTGACTTGGTTGTTAACGCCTGAGCTGATAAATCCAGCGAGCGAGCGGACTGGGCCTGAGAATGTGCTTCTAGCCATCTTGAGATTCCTCACATGCGAGTTTTAGCGTATCTGTCTGCATGTCGTCCGCCGGGGACGGTCAGAAACGCGGGTTAGCCCCGGATTGCTTTCAGTATATAACACTTAACCCTGATCTGTACAAACAAAAAAGGACCCGCTAGTCCCACAACTAGCGAGCCAATACCTCAAGGGGAGGGTCATAAAAAAAGGGAGCCGAAGCTCCCTTTTACTTTACCTAGCCTCTTTTTATGGAGTACCAGGTGATCCGAAGATACCACGCGGATCACTAAAGCCAAAGCTATAGCGCTCACGAGCCTTGTATCGGACATTGCCTGTGTTGAACTCGCCTTCAAAGCCAGTTGACATAGACACACGGTTAAACATCTTCATGCCGTTTGGCGCATCAGTAATGATGAACCAAGCGTCAGGGTCAGTCAGATAGTGATTGACTGAGTAGCCCTGTGGAACCATGCCCATATTGCGAACGGCGTTGATGTCATTATCTGCTGTTCCTACGCGCAGAGTAGACTTCAAGATGCGGTCTGCTACGAACTGAAGCTCTTTAGGGATTATCAGCTTGTTGCCTTGAACAGCAATTTTTAATCCACGCTCATCTGTGAAAGCTGAGATGTCGATTAACGCTTGCTCTAGGGAAGTCTCTGTAAGATCAGCCGACACAGTTAACTCATTTTGCAGGTTTGGACCTGTAAGAGTAGGGTGAGTCAGTGAACATAGAGGCTGTCCGTCTCCGCCAAGAGATGTAGTGAACGCGCCGTTTAGAATGGCCGCGCCTTTAATCTGCTTGGTAGTAGCCATGGAACGTGCAAGGGCTTTTGTGTACCTAGCCGACAGCTTGTCATACAAGTTGTCTTCGATAGCTTCTTCAGTTAAGGAGAAAGCCAAAGCTACGGTCTCATTGGTGTAACGAGCGGTGTAAACTTCTTGGGCTTGGTCATATGCAACACCAGAACCTTCAGATTTTACAGGAGCTTCGCCGAAGCCAGAAAGCATCACCTCTTCTTCAAATGCGCGGTCCGAAGACTCCACATCGTAAATTTCAGTGTGCTCTTGGTCATATGTGTTGTACTCAAGACCGAACAAAGCGTTCAGACCCGGCTCCAACTCTTTTACTAACTGGGCTCTTGAAATAGCCATTTGCTAATCTCCTTATTGACCCGCAACGCCGGCTGAACCGTACAGATGCTCATTGATTTTAACCACCACAACTGCGTTGGCCCCTATTGCATTATTCGGCACGTCCCAAAGACCAATGATCTTGAGATTAAGCGCCGCCGTGTTTGCTATAGTACTGGTATCAAGCTCATTGGCTGATAAGCCAGTGACTGTGTTACCCGTACCAACAACGATGTCTGCATTCTTGCCGTAGTTGGCTTGAGCTGAAGTGCCATCGTTCTGGAGAATAAACATCTGGCTAGGATCATCGAGTACTTCAGCGAGGATCTTGCCTTGAGTGATGTTAATGCTACCAGGGTAGTAGTTAATAAAAGTAGGCTTTTGTGTTGTAGGGTCATTGTAGAAACAACCATTGAACACACCTACGGCTGCTGTGTGAGCAGACGGGTTAAACTGTAAGATGAAGCCGTCTTTCAAAGTGACTAGGTCACCTTGGAATATTGCCCCTGCTTGGTTGTCGGCGATCTCGTAACCGTACTGCTTTTGTGCGCCAGTACCTGCTAAGTTACCAAGAGGACGCAGACCAAAAGCTTTGTCGTTATTAGCCATGATATATTTCCTTTAAATTAAGTTATTCGGTGTCCGAACGTGAACCGCCGAGGCTTACTCTAGACTGCCGTTCTGGATTATTGATTTTCATAGACGATCCTGTGTTCGTCTTCAATAAGTCATTGTCAGCAGCTCTTATCTGATCATGAGTTCTCTTGTCGTAATAGGCACGACGCTCCGCAGCAGTCTCTTCGGGTATCCTAGCCAACAACATCCCGCCGACGCTAATCACGCCTGCATGTTTGCCATCGTCCTGAACACCAGAATCAAAGTCAGGATGTTCGTCCGCACGCACCAGTTCATACCCCTCTCGGAGTTTTGCTGCTACATTGCTGCGGTCGTCTGTCCCACCAGATTCTGCTCTGATCCACCGTTGGCTGTAGCCCGGAGGAGGAGGTGGAGCATCTAAACGTGAAGGCGGAGCCCAAGCTTTGCGACGCGCAGTTTTTTCTCGTGAATCACTCTCACGAGTGCTGCGTTTAAGTTTTGGCACATTAGTAGCTTCGGTCATAATCTAATCCTTTACGTGTTTCGCATATTCTTCAAGTGGAACCCCAATTCTTTTTGCAATAGCAACTTGACTGGGAGTCAACCTAACAGTGCGGCGTGCTGAGTTATTAACGCCCGATGATCGGGTTGCAGGGGCTACCGGCTGCACGGAGCGGCGTGACCTGTTGTTAGTTGGCGTATCTTCAAATTCATTAGGAAAAATATCCTTGATACGACGGTCAATCTCATGATAGTACTCATCCGTAGTAGGGTCAAACCCTTCTTTTTGAACAAGGTCTATGTGAATGCCTCTAACCGCGTGGGTCATAACGGTGTTCTGTCCAAACCACTCATTACTTTCAGCCCACTCTTCCGCCTTAATATCAGGCTCTGGCGCACGTTGTGCAGGAGCGGCTTGTTGTGGTTGAGCTGGAGCTGGAGCCGGGGCTTGTGCCCGACGAGCTGTTGTGTCTTGAATCCTCTGCTGTTCCATCATGGTAGACGTTAGCCGTTGTTGCGCCTCGGTCTCCGTATCAATGTCACCCTCTTCTCTCGCCTTTTTTATAACTTGTTTTAAGGCTAACGTATGAGAGCTGACACGGCCTTGTGCTTCTTGCAGGCGCTCGCCATCAGTTTTTTGAAAGCGCTCTTCAAGCACTTGGTTCTGCTGCTGCACATTTTTAGCAAACTCCAGCGCCGCTTCTTCGCGTCGTTGCGTCTCGCGCAAACGTGCGGTCAGCTTATCTATGCGCTTTTTAACTTTACCTGAATAGTTCTCAAGCTCTTCTGTTTCAGGAGATCCTGCTTTTTTCTTCTCTTTCTTAGTCTCCTCGACAACTATCTCTTCTTGGGCCGCCACTTTTGCATCAGTGCCGTCCTCATTCATCTCTATAGTCGTCTCTTCTTGATCGTCCTCGCCTACGTCAAAATCCATCTCTTGGTTCAATAATTCAGCCATCACTTAACCCCTCCTTACATATGTAGAATGTCTTCAGGGTCATTAACTAGCCCCAAAACTTCGTCATCGTTTAATAAACGTATCTCACCGCCATCAATTTGAATTCGAGATCCCGCATATCGTCCAAAAATTACCCAGTCGCCTGGATTACACCAGGGACCATGCGGGAACTTTGATTCGTCGGCATACGCCAAAGCGCCTACTTTCAGAACGTAGCCTACATTTGTTGCCAATTGAGTTCTTTGGCGAGTCTCGTCCGCAAGCACGATTCCACCTTTAGTGGTTTTTGCGCCACGGTAAGGAAGAATGGCTATACGCCAGCCAGTAGGTGAAGGAATAAGGTCGAGGATTTTATCGGCCAGCCCTTCGTTAGCGACTTTGCCTTCTTCGGTATACGCATCGTCAAGAGTAGCTTTCTTGGGAGTACTATCTTCCGATAGCTTGTTCTTCTCCCACTTCTCTTCCAGCGGCGTTAGTTTCTTTTCAGCTTCCATAGGGTTCTCTCTGGGGTTTAAAAATCTTCTGAATGTTTATCCACTCGATCTCGGATAACCTGATCCACAAGCTTTATTCCTTCCAGACGGCCCATAAGAAAACGATAGTGCTCCATGTCTTTGACGGTGCCGTGAAGCACTATTGACTCAGAATCTACCTGCAACTTTCTAATGTCCTTCAATACGCTTTCAGCGAATTCCAGCATGGTCGTTTTTCCATGAGAGCAGACGGTATCTAGCCACTGTCTGGGGGCTTGTGCTTAATAAATCTTGACGGGTCTATTCCCGTCTCGCTTTTTAACTATTCTAGCAGGTTTCTTAGCCTTAATTGAACCACCCTTTGCTGCTTTTTTAGGCTTTGCAGTATTTAAGGCTATCGCAATAGCCTGCTTGCGTGATTTTCCAGCTTTCATCTCACCTCTTATATTACTGGAGATGGTCTTTTTACTAGAGCCTTTCTTTAAGGGCATTTCTTTTCCTTAGCTATGACCACTGGTTTCTTGCCTTTTTCTGACTAGCCTTATTCAATCCGCCAAAGTGATACAGCTTCTTAGAACTAGCCGACATCTTTGCCCCCGACATCATCGTTCCGTCGGCGTGCTTGTGTGTCGCACCATTGTGCATCTTTCCATCACGAAGATAGTGCTTTACACCCGTTGCCATTATAACTCCTCACTAGCAAAGATAGGTTGGACCACATCCGCGCTTGGCTAGACCACAGCCACGAGACTGCACAGTCTTCATCTTGCCGCTGCTTTTAGCTTTACTTTTAACTGCTCCGCCTTTTGCCATACGGTTCATCTGGCGCTTCTCGAAGTTCTTCTCTCTATCGACACGGCCATACTCTTCGCGTGCGTTCTTACCTTCTGCACCTTTAGCGTAGGTCTTAGGCGCAATTCGATAAATTTCATCGTCTAAATTACGCAGTGTTTTCTTGTCACGAGCCATTGAGCCTCTCATGCCTGTCTCCCTAAAGTTTGCTTGGTTGGTTAATTCTTTCACGAGCCACGTCTGCACGCAACTGTGCTATCTCTTGCTGCGACTGAATACGTGCCTCATTGCCTTCAGCATTCTGGGCAATTCTAGCCTGGTCTACCGCAACACCCTGCTCTTTTATAGCAATGTCCGCCTGGTCCTTAGCCGCTCGCTGTTGGAGCTCTTGGGCTTTAAGTGCGATAACAGGGTCTTCTCCGCCGGTTTCCCCAGAGAGCTCCGCCTGTGTTCCTTTTAATTCCATCATGTATTCAGCTACTTTCACTGCAACCATCGCCTCACGCTGCAAAGCGGAAACCATGTTGTCTGGATCAGATCCGTAGTCTGCAAACAATGCCGCCTCCGTATCCTCTTCCGCTTTTAATCTGACATGCTGCAGTACATGCTTTTGCAACTCTGCTGCAGCAAGTGGATTAGCCTGGATAAGTCCTGATAATCCCATAATCAAGTGAGCTGCAATGTGGGCATCGTGCTGCTGGCCTGCAAAGGCCTTGAGTGCCTTACCGTCTGCAGCCTCCATATTCTCACTGGCGGGGTCTGTTGGCGCCTGGTTCACCTGCACCTTTAGAATACCGTCAATATCGCGCACATTCATGGCCTGGTACACCCGATAATAGGCCTCATACATGTTATGCATTTGTGGCGCGCTTTGAGCGAGCTGCAGCTGTGTCTGGGCAAGCGTAATGCGTTGCGCGGCAGAGAACACGTTGGGGTCTGCTACTGGCAGTACAGCGACCATATGGCAAAAATCAGACTTTTTTACACTTCTAGACGCGCCAGGCACGTCATATGGGTAATCATCAGGCAAATATGCCCCAAAACCCTTTGCTAACATCTCAAATTCTTGTGTCTGAGCGTAATAAAGACGCTTATGGATAGCAGACATGACAATAGAGCCGCGCTCAAGCAGTGCCATGGTGGTCCCGACAGCTGCCTGCTGGTTACCATCCCCTACTTGCATGTCGGCTGTGCTCGCTAACCGCTTACCCGCCTCCACAGCGAAGCCCATCAGGGTATATAACGTCTGAGAAGGCTCTTTATAGGGTAAAGGCATGAGTGATGCCGACAATTCAGCGCCGCCAGCGTCAATATCCCGCCACTCACCCGGCTGGATAGGCTGATCGTCGTCAGCAATCCGTGCACCCTTAGCTTTAAAGCCCGCAGGAAGGTTGGATAGCGTGCCTGCGTCAAGAAGTTGGCGCAATGCCATGGTAGCAGTCTTAGATAGCCCACCAATCAGGTGCACAAAACCTAGTCCATAGGCTCCAGGCCCTTCAACTAGCACATAATGCACAAAATACTCACGTCGAAGCTTTAATTCGTCTTCTTCAAGCCAGTTTCGACGAACACCGACGACCGCACCGCTTGCTTCGACAATCGTAACCACGTAGGGAAGCTTTATCCCGGTCTCGTTCTCTTCTTCGTCCCTGTCTTCAAAGCCATAAAGGTTTAAATCAACACAGAACTCTAACAAAAACACTTCTTCGGGCTCGCCGCCCTCTGAAACGCCTACAACTTTGTCAATTGCCGAACGTATTTGATTGCCGCCACTGGGATCTAGCTGTGGCTCGACGTCAATATCAAGGTATTCGCCTGCAAAGGCCCGCTTCTTGAACTCATTCGTGTCCATGGCTATGCGCTGAGTAATCCGCGGACACTCCGAGATAACGCTAGAACCGTTATAAGGTATATATAGATCATCGGGCAGCACTAATCGGCTGACCATGCGTCCTAACTGCTCGTCGTAGTAAACTTTCTTGAAAGTAGAGCCGCCGTAGCCCGTGTAGAACAGCAATTGATCGAATTCGGGGGTGTATTCCTTCATCACCGTAGTGATTTGATAGTTCATGAAATCTTGGACACGAGAGGCCTGTTGCGTCTTATCCAGGGTCTCTTTGCCTAGAGTTTGCGTGCGGACAGGGCCGCCGGCAGGCATTAGCTCTTTAAACGCCTGCGCCTGGAACTGGACGATAGCCTCAGTCAGCATCGGATGGACCGTGCCCGCCGCACCGCGGAAAGGGCGAGTGCGATCTTCAATTTTAAGGCCTAAGAGCTCTAGTCCGTTGGAATACATCTCTTCCCACTCACCGCGGGAAGACCTATCAGCCTCAAACAACGCCAATAGCTCGGAGGAGATCCTGGACAGCTCATTATCGTCTAACACTTCTGCCAGGTTGCTGTAAAAGTCAACGTCGTCATCTTCTGGGTTGATTTCGACAACCGCGCTACCGTCATCATCCAGTATGATTTCGATATCCGGCTCCATCTCGTCCGCCATCTCAATGATGCTAGTTACGGGAGCTAGGTTTACAACCTTATCTACGGGCATGTTTTTGTCCTATATGTATCTGCGGTCATTATTATACACAGGTTCTATTGCTCCACCCTTCTTAAAGTGCAGCGGGAGTATTAGGCAGCAGTCTATCCACATAATTTATTGCGTCATTTAAAGTCTTGCCGTTTATGGTTTCGTCATAATAGTCTTCACTTACATTGTATATGTTTTGATCATAACCATATTGCTTAGGTAAAGAGTGATCGCTAAAACGGATGGTGTATTCGTCAAAGTCGAGAACCCCGTACTCACCATCGTATTCTGTTGTTTTTTTCAAAGTTATATAAGAAGAATTACTGCCTGAATCGTCAATACTGTATGTGAACTTGGGATCTTTTGCATATCCGTCCAACTCAGCTACTCTAAATTCCTCATCACTCATAATCCCTTTATCTTTTAAGCGTTGAACAGTTGCGTCTCTCATTCCTTCGTACTTTGGCAATGACGGATCGACCTTGGGCAATGCCAGTTGTGGAGGCGACGCAACGGGGACAGCCCTAGCTACAATTCCTTTAGATGTCACTTTCTGCGGCGCAGTAGTCGTAGGGTCAATCATGGGGTAAAGGAATTTAGTCTGTCCTTTTTTAATGTTAAACGAAGAGTCTTCAGCAACCAGATGTTGGTCCCTCAACTTATTAAAGTCCCGCTGATTAACCTCAATAGGCTGCCCTATTTCAACAGAACCTATTACTTCTGCCGGACCTGCACCAGTGCGGACAATACCTACTCGTTTGCCAACGTAAGGCTTTAACGAAGGAGTTTCTCGGCTTTCAAACTTTTTAGTGCCGTTTACAATAAGGTCAGCGTAATCTGTGCCGTTTTTATCTACGGCTACGTTTATGCCTAAAGGGTCCCCGCTTTTATTTAAAGCGGTTATTTCTTGGGCGCTGCCTTTTTGTACGATCCCGTCAGGTACATCTCCTGAAAGCTCTGTCCCGACTCCTGTGCCGCGATCTGCTTGCGGATCATTTGCGCCACTGGGGATTTTTCCCCCCGTTCCGTTATTTCCCTTTTTAACTGTTCTGCTAAGTTGCTCATCGTAGTCATCCCTAAAATAAACTTCAGTGTCATAGTAGGTTATTCTTGCATCAGACACATTTCCGTCACCTACTGTATCATTAAGTACACTTCGGAACAAGTCTTCTGCCTTATTGTAGCTTTCTATGGCATTTTGTGGGTCAAAAGAGTCATCGAATTCTGGTACATACTGGAACCTTAGCCCTGTTAGGCCCGCTGTTTCAGGGTCACCTGATCTGGTCTGGCGGTTAATCCGGTCGTTAAACCGCATGTCGGTTACATAGGTAAATCCATCGACACCCTTTTCTCGAAGCCTTTCCGTAACTACAGCCATTTGCTCTGGGGTTATGGTCTCTCTAAAGTATATCTCAACGCCGGGCCTTGCATTCGGCGTACTTTCAGGCACCACACGAGACAAGAATACCGCGTCTTGGTCGTATGCTTTGCCCTGCTCAATTAGTCTAGTCCTCAACGGCTGCACGTCAAAGTTGTCTCTGACAATGAACTCTGCGTTTAAGGCCCTTTCCGTGTCACCCATGAAGGAACCGTAAGTATTAGCTAAGTTATAAGTCAATACCGAGGGGTCATCTCTTACGACATCGTCAAACTCCGCTGCCAGTTCGGCCTGTGCATAGCCACTCATAGGTTGATTGGGCCTTTCACCTGCTACACCTAGTTGAATTCTAGATAGCGGAGCCGCCAATGACGCTAATTCGTCCTGAGCTGCGCGTCTTGTCTGTTCAAACGCGGTTCTTGCGTCCATTACACGGAGATCATACGCCGAATCCGTGTCTTTTTTACGCTGTTTGGGCTGCTTAAAACCTGCATTAACCTCACGTCGCAATTCCGCCACACGTTCAGGCGATTGAGAACCAGCAAGCGACATCTCATAATCTAAAGAACCTCCTTCACCGCTCTTAGTGGTCCAGCCATTTTTTGCCCACTGCTCTTTTTCTATGAACCACACTACTGCCTGAAGATCGTCTGGCCCAAGATCACCTATGTCAGGAGAAAACTCTTTTAATGCGCCACCTTTATTTAACTCGGCAGCCGCCTCTCGGAAAACCCCCTGACCAAAGCCAAACTCTGCACCAACATTAGGGTTTTCTAGTGTTGACCCGACTCGATGAGTGCCTGTCACCGCCTGCTCTGCAGAGGGGGGAATACGTGGGAGTCCCGCTAAGTCACGCAGTTTACGAGCGGCCCATACGTCTATCGTAGCTTGATCAGTCAGTCCTATTAAATTGCCTGTGAAGTTGGGTGTCTTGGGTGACTTACCTGCTTTGATTGTCCTGAACATGTCCAATAGCGCACCCATTGCGGAAGGGCTATTCGTGTTAAACAATGCTCCTGAGTCTTTGGTTATCAACGGGAACTCACCCGCTTTATGCATTCTAATTAAAGTTTTGCCATCTACAGGTAAGCCTTGGTCCACTCGACGCTGATAGGCTTCCAGTTCTAGGTCATATTCTCCTCGACTATACTTACGCATGATATCAACGGAGTTGTTATAGTTTTGCTCAACATTTGTCTGGGCGCTAGTCGCTCCAATCACATCTGCAAACACGTCACCCATTCCACCAAACTCCTCCCGGAGCTTGACACGCATCGCACGATACCAAGCTGCTTGAGCAAGTATATCTACGGCAGCTTGGTCCCCGCTCTTGGCCCGTTGGATAATATTCTCAACGTCACTCACCACGCCAGCAGATAGCTGCTTCGACCACTCCTCCGCCGTCACCCCTTCAGGTGGCTTTTGAAAAGCGTATGGGATTTTTTTAGTAGTGACTTTAGCATTGCCATTCTTAAACTTAACGCCTGTTATCTCGACTGGAGCCCAGCCACCATCTACTGGATAGCTTAACTTGAAGTTTTCGCCGGCCAAGTTGGCCGACGCTCTAAGGCCCCCGTTCCTTCCCGCAGACTTGTTCAATGTTGCCGTTTCGGTCTTAGTTAAGTTACTTTTAGGTGCGGGGACAGCATCCACTTCATCCAGCATCTTTAATGCTTCACCGACTTCTGGAGCAACGGTTGGTGTTGGTGCTTCTGGTCGCGGTACTGGTGCTTCTAGCGCAAGTGGGTCAGTGACGCTCTTTCCTGAAAGCTCATCAAGCATGTTTTTGGATGTTGTTTCTGGGCCGGTGATTTTAAGTGGTCCCTGCCCTGGAGTTACTCTAGGCCTAACTCCGCCTTTTATAAAAGGAAATGCCCCTAAAGCGGTCACCGTAATAAACTTCTCTAGCCTCTTTGCCTCTTCCTCGTTCCCGTTTCGTCGCGCCTCATTGACCTGCTTATTCAGCTCATCCACTTGATTTAAAGCATTGACCTGCGCGAACGGCGGTAATGTCTCGCCTAAATACCCTAGCGGATCTTCTCCCGCGGACTGCTTCATTTCGCCCCCTGTGACGAATATATCCGCCAACAGTTTTGCCGAGGGGCTTGGTGCGGTGACCACGTCCTTGCCATAGCCGATTGCACTTTCTACAGCGCCGGGGATACCCGCTAAGGCACTACCAAAAATGCTTCGCTCACCCTCTTTCGTAAACGGCGTGGCGGTGAGCCTGTCGAGAATGTTTCGGCTTTCAGTCTGCTCTTGATCCAGGGGCTGTTCCGCGGGCGCCGCCTGGGCATCCATGGCTATCAACTGAGCAGTTAGTTCCTCCGCAGTCGGCTCGCTAGAGGCAATGCCGCCCTTGGCGAATCCTTGGGCCAGGCTCATTGGATTAATTATTAAATCTTGACCAAGCCTTAAAGGTTCGTTGGCCGCTACTTTTCTCTTCGTCTCTAAGAGGGCGCTGGCTACTTCCTGATTAAACTGCTCTCTTGTAAGGCCTTTCTGCCTCTGGTTTATTCCCCACTGATTGTTCCAGAGGTCTTTATATTCTGTGCGCCAATTATATTTATCCAGCTCTGCTTCTGACGCGCCTTCCTTTTCCCTTTTTCTTTTTAGGTTAGCTACTTTTATTGCTTGGTAAACTTCTTTGGCCTGACCACCCAATTTTGCTCCGAGGCTTTCTTCCGACTCCCATCCAAACAACGCATGGTTTACTGTGTCAAAAGCTTGCTCATTTGCCATCCTACCATCTGCATTTGGGATAAATCCGATCGCTTCTCTTGATCCCGTATTTACTAAGTCATCAGCAGAGACTATCTGCTGGGACCCGTCTTCTTGGTTCATTCCCCAAGTTATGCGGTTTTCTTCTGGAAGCTGTCCCTGCTCTACCATCCTATTCGTTATGTTGGTTGCATCAGCCGAAATTTGTAGTTGTCGCTTACTATCAAATCCTAGCGCGTCGGCTCCACGCTTAACTCCTTTTTCCGCCTTGTCTAATATATAGTCTATTGCCCCAAGGTCCGCCGACGCAGTACCGCCGTCAGCGAACCCTTGGGGCTTTTTTACAGAGCCACCTTGTGCAAGTTCCACCTGCCCAAACATCCCTTCTGCAAGTTGTCCATCGGTGAGGTTCCAGTTGCTTGAGTTAGTAGCATACGGATCGGCTACTCCCGCAGGAGTCACAAACTCGGCAAGGTCTGCTGGAGCCGCAGTCCCAGGAAGGCCGGGCACTACGTCCGCGGCCTCAAGCGGCAGCAAGGTAAACTTCCTCCTCTGCCCAGTTAATATTTCATCAATCCCGAATTTTGCGTAATGTTCCCTAGCGAACTGGTTTAAAGTCATGTCGGAGGGAATGCCGCCGCTGGCCTTTTGCGACGTGAAGCCCTCGCTTATATCAGGGAACATCGCAAGGTAGTCTTGGACCGTGCCGCTTTGGCCGATGTCATCGACCACTGGAGGCAGCCCTGCTCTGCGGTAATCCTCCGCCTGCTGGCGCGCGTAAATCTGCGAACGAGATAAGCCCCCAGAGTAACTGCCAGGGTTATCCAGTAATCCTGCATAGGAATTGTATCGAGCCTCGTTTTGAGCCGCGGTTTGGCCTGGTTGGAAACTAAGCTGGCGTAAGTCCGCTGCCGCTCGTCCCTGGTTCAATCGATTAACCTGGTCCGTGCTCAAAAGAGAACGCGGCCTGCTTGTGACCGTGGGCGGCGTCCAATTGAATCCTGATCCGGTGGCCGAGAGCAGATCTGCTCCAGTCGTGTAATCAAAGCCGGCAAGGTTGCCCGAAGTATCAAGGACCTCGGTCCTTGGAGCGCTCTTCCTGAATGTTGTGTCAAGCGAATCAACAGCCTTAGTAGCCGCTATCCGTGCGGCTGCTTCTGCGGGTGTTTCGCCGGGTGGGCCAAAGGGATTTATACCCGATGCAGCAGCTATTTCTGCGGCATACACGCTCGTGTTATCGGGCAACGGCTGATAGACAGGCGTGGCGGTGTAACCGGCTTGTGTGTTGTCAAACGCAGCTATAGACTCGGCCAACGCAGCAGGGTCTGTAGGGTCTGTCACCACTGGCACTACTGGCGCAGGCGTGTTGTAAAGCATGTTCGGGTCAACACCGAAGGCTATCATGTCCTGAAAAGTAACCCCTTGGTCCGTGGCGATCTTCTGCATCTCAAGCCGCTCTGCCGGGGTTACTA